GTTGTAACGCTTTGAGTTTTCTTGATGTACCCTGCTATTTCGATATTGGCATTATCAAGCAATCGGATAACTTCATTTGCTATTCCGTTTTTGTAGGCTTCGTATGAGATTTGATATTTTATTACTCCGTTTTCGTAAGGATTCCTTCAACAACCTCTCATAGTAATTTACTTAAAATATATTCACTTTGTTTCATTCCACTTTGTTTTACATCTTTCTGTATCTGTTCCTTTTGCTGTGGAGAACAACAAAAGGAAACCGTTACAGCCTTGTCTTTTTCTGACTTCGTTTTCCTTCCAGAGTTCTGACGATAACCGCCTCTTTTTTTCTCCATTGATGCCACCTATTTTAAATATCCAAGCTCTTTAAGTTTTGTACAGAAAGTGTCAAAAGACCAAATGATACTTTTGTGCTTTTCACCTTCCCACAAATGCAGACTGTCTATATCACGAGCCTGTTGTACAGTAAGTCGTTTATAAAGAAAATTATACTTTTCTTCCCTAGCAAAATTGTAACTTCCACCACAGAAACCAACGTCTGAAAAATTGTTCAACCAGCAATCAATAATTGTTCCCTTTGTCATAATCAACTCCTTCAATGCTTTTGCATTGCTAAGTCTATTATACACTCTTTATTGATATTGTCAATAATTTTTTCAAATTATTTTGCATAATTAAATAATTCTTTGAAAGTTCGTCTCTTGCCATTCATTATTTTGTCCAATTCTTTGTATAATTCGGAATCAGAATGTTCAACATAATCACGGGCAAGGTTATAACCATAACTTCTGAATTTATACTTAATATCAAAGCCATACCCCTTACCGCCCATTTTCTTGTTTAGTTCATCACTTCCCCAGTCAGTTGTCGATTCTTCTAACCATATTTTATCCTCGCCAGATGTCAGACCATTCACATATATACTAGAACCTCTACCGCCCATATTACACCTCCAGAATCTTTTCTATCTCCACTTTACAACGTGATTTCCCCTTTACAAATCCGTTTCTGATATGTAACTCTCTAACTATCTTCCAGTTATCATCTGCAATAACCTTACAATCCTTTAGTAAATCAAGAATAGAACTTGTTGCGTTGTCGCTATCCCTTCTTACTAAATCTCCGTGAACAAAAGTAATAGACACTTTACTTGCATAATCTATCGGTGAACTGATATTTTGTTTACGCATCTGTAACAAGATTTGTAATCTTGCCACATCGTGCCATTCTTGATAACGCTTTGACGGAAAACTCTTTCCAGTCCGTGTGTTGATGCGACTATTCTTTTTTGACGGAACTTCTCCGTCAATATAAAATATCATTCTTCACCACTCAAACTATTCTGCATAGCCATAGCAGTTGCCATTCTTGCCTGTTGTTCTTCGTCAATCTCTGCGTTCATTTCGTCAAGTTGTCTGTCTGCATCAAGAATCTCACCTTCTTTGAGATTTCTGAACAAATCACTCTTAGCAATTCCGCCAGACTGCCACAAAGAAACTAGTGCAGTAAGTTCTGCTGCTGACATTGTTGCAACGTCAAAGTCAGTATTAATTTGAACTTTTACCTCTTCCTGTGGAATCTCTGAACCTGTACTCCATTCAAGATAGATACGAAGTAAACGAGAGAAAATCTGTGACATATTGTTTGCAAATGAAGCAAGAACAGAGTTTTCTGCTGAATTGTGAATCTTTGCTGTTTCTGCTGATTCAACACCTTTCTTCTGATTTGCGATGATACGAGCACCAAGAACAGCCATTGAATCTTTATCGTCTGCCATAGCGTGTGCAATTTGTGAAAGTCCACTACCGCTAAACTCTAAATATCCAACTTGCTCTGTGCCACTTGGAAAATAAAGAAACTGTGTTCCGCCAAGTTTCATTGGTGTCGGTGCAATTTCATTTCCGTCTTTATCATACTGTGTTTCTGGTAACCAACCTCTTTCAAACGGTGTCGGAACTCCTGTCCAGTGCAGTCCGTTTTCATAATCCGCTGATTTTCTGTAATGAGATAAGTTTACATTGATAAGGTCTGACAAAAGCGGTTCTTCTGGTTCACTATTTGCAGACAAAAACTCAAACGGCAGCTCTTTGAAATTACCTTTCTTTGATTTAGGCTCTACTTCATCAATTGGTATAAGTTTATCATCGTAAAGTGTCTGTTTATAGTTTCCTGTTTCTTTGTCAATCTGTAAAACTCGCCAGTAGTCTTTTATCTGTGTATTGAACTCACCGACTGCATCAACGACTGTTGGTTCTTTGAGAATGACATATCTTAAATGCTGACTTCTTCCGTCTGTTTCCCATTTCCACTTTGTTGATGCTTCTGCCTTGTAATAGACCATATAAGCATACAGTCCTTCTTTCTCAACGTCTGCTTGGCTTTTTGTGTTGTCTGCTTTCGGCATATCAACAAGAACACTTCCCCAACCTGTTGTCAGTACATCTTTACAACACATATCAATAAACTGCTGTATTGTGTGTCCTTTACCGTCTACGTTTTCGAGGTATTTTTCCATACCATTTGGAACAGTAATAATAGCAGGTTTTCTGTTAAGCATACCTGCAAGACCGTCAAGGGTTCTTCCACCTGCGTTGAAAAACTGTGCTCTGCCTATGTACCCTTTATAATCTGATTCATCCATTCCACTTGGTTTTGGAAGATACTTCTCTTTCTTGAACTTGATAGCATCTTCACCTGCAATTGCGTCTCGGCATTTCTGCCACTTTGGGAAGAACTTCAAATAAACTGGAATTGCGGTCTGAATTGTCTGGTTTGCCCTTCGGCTACCTCCTAGATTAATTTATTATAACATATATTTCGCAAATATGAAAATATTAAACTCCTGCAACTTTACCACTCATAATTTGTCCATTATTGTTCATACAACATAAAATATATCCTGCTGTAAAATTATCTACTTGGTCGTCGTGTGGCATACTTGGAAAGCCTTTTACTTCCGTAAACCAGTCTAAGTTCCAATCCCCTCGCAAAATATGAACGTGCCCTGCTTCAAATATTGGTTGAACATATCCAGCTCGTGCAACCTTATCCATTCGGATATTAAGAGGAATTACTGTACGTTTTCCTTTTAATATTTCCTGTAATGTAACAACAGCGTCTTTTGAATCAAGGGAGTTTTCTATTGCCACCGCTACACTTTGTCCGTCTTTGTCTGTTGCTGAACGAATCAACGCATCTCTTTCTGTTGCACTTGCTCTGATTCTCGCAACGTGCTTTATCCAAAGATGCCATAGACCGTCTATTTTTGTATACGTCAGTAATGTTCCGCTTGTATAGTCTGGGTCTGCTTTCTGTGTCTGCTTTGCTGTATGTGCCAAATCCCATAAACGATAATAACGTGTCTTTGGGAAGTCCTCAATGTTGTCGTGAATCTTTACTTTGCTTGTATCAAAGAAGTTACCGCCACGGATTTGAGGGTTACACTGTAAAAGACCACTAGAAGCATAAGTTCCCAAAGATGCAAACTGTGACTTGTACCACTTTTCATCATAGCGTTCTGGAAACAGATAATCATAGTGTATTGTTTCCAAGTGATATTTATTATCACCGTACTTCTCTTTGTTCTTTACACCTATTTCAACATCACTGTTTACAGCAGGGAAAGCAACAACTTTGAACTGTGGAAAGTTTGGGTCATATTCGTCACTTTCGGGGCTGATACGTTTTTCAATTCTGCCGATTATATCATCAACGTGCCACGGAGTTGCTAATACAATAACTATGCTTGTCGGTGCTCTACGTGTGAGAAAGTCATTTGTGAAATGTTCCCAAGTTGATTCTCGGATTGTTTCGCTTTCCGCTTCGGCTCTTGATGCACAGTAATCATCACAAATGAGAAGGCTTCCACCCCTTCCAGTAATACCACTCGTAAGACCTGTTTCAAGAACTGTTCCTAAATGGTTTTCAAATCCCCACGATTGAACACCACCTGTAAGTTCACAATTCGGATAAATCTCTTTGAACTGTTCACTTTTTACAAGTGCTCTTGAAAATCTTGAAAACGATTCTGATAATGATTGTCCGTAAGATGCGACAATAACATCTTTATCGGGAAACTCACCAAGAAAATGTGGTGGAAGATAACGAGAAATAATATCAGATTTACCTGCACGGAAATGCACTTTGATTAAAAGAAAAGTAGACTGTCCTTGTCTTAAATTGTCTATTGCTTCATCAATCAATCTGCAAATCT